AAAATCTTGAGAGGATGCGGCGCGCTGCTGGCGAGGTGGCGTGAACACCATTGGTGTCGACCCGGGGTTGCGGGGTGCCATCGCGTGCATTTTTGAAGACGGCCTTGTGGCGGTTGCTGACATGCCGACTTTGAGGGTGATTAGAAATAATAAGACAAAACTTGAAATTGACATTGTTAAGTTGTGCGTGATTTTTCAAAGTTTTGGAACAGCAGAAGCAATGGTCGAGAGGCCGCACGCGATGCCCGGCCAGGGTGTCGTCTCATCGTTTTCGCTGGGCAAGGCGTGCGGCATTATCGATGGCGCTTTGACGGCGATGATGATACCGGTTTCGCATGTTGCGCCGGCAACGTGGAAGCGCGACATGGGATTGAGTTCGGACAAGAACGAAAGCAGGCGTCTGGCGTCACAGCTTTATCCATCCAGTTCTGGTTTGTGGAAGCGCGTCAAAGACGACGGCCGCGCGGAGGCTGTTTTACTGGCCCACTATTTAAGGAGTGTAATGTGAACAGAAGTGACATTTTACAGCAGGCCGACGATCTTATTAACAACGACCGCGCGAGGCAGCACGGCGACGTTAAAAAAACATTTGCTGACATCGCTGCGCGATGGTCGTCATTAACCGAGACGCCGCTTGAGCCGGCTGACGTTGCTTTGATGTTGATTGAATTAAAAGTGGTCCGCGCTGCGCACAATCCGAAGCACGCTGACAACTGGCGTGACATCATTGGCTATGCCGCGCTCGGCGCAGAGGTCGCGGGGGCTGCTGATGCCGAGTAATCTGGAAAAGTTTGGCGTCGAGCACTTGAGTTACAGCCAGGGTGCGATGTTTATCGCCGACCCAGCTAGATGGTGGCTGACGTATGTGTTGGGCCATCGCGAGCCGTCCAACGCGGCCATGGAGCGGGGCAAGGCTGTCGAGTTTGGAGTTGAGCATTTTTTAAAAAATGAATTTGTTGACGTCGACGATGCGATTGACGAGGCCGTTAAATATTTTAATCGTGCTACTGCGTTGCTGGTCAGTAACGAACAGCGGCAGAAGGAGCTTGTTGGTATCCCAGGTATGGTCGCGTGGGGGATTGAGGCGATAAAGCCGCTTGGCGTGCCACTTGGTTATCAAGAAAAAATTGAGATCACGCTCGACGATGTGCCGGTGCCGGTTATTGGCTACATTGATTGGACTTTCGATGGTTTGATCGTTGATCTGAAAACGACAAACAGAATGCCGTCAAAGATCAGCTCGTCGCACCGGAAGCAGGGGGCGCTGTACCGCGCGGCCAAGGGTAATTACGGCGTCCAGTTTTTATACACGACGCCGAAGCGTTCCTGTTTTTTGGAGCTTGAAAATGATCGTCAGGATTTAAACGAACTTCGCCGCGCGTTCCGCGCGATGGAGGCTCTGTGCGGGTTGAGTGACGACCGCGCTGAGATCGAGGCTATCTTGTGCCCAGACTTCGACAGCTTCTACTGGTCTGACCAGCAGACGCGAGACAAGGGGCGAGAGGTCTTCAAAATTTAACTGTCACGCAACGAGGAAAGGAAAAGACAATGGGACTCGGATTACCGACTGGCGGCGGGTCCGCCGATTTTGTGCAGTACATCAAATACAACGCCAAGGCCGGCCGATGGTACTGCAAGAACGATGATGGTGAGGCTGAGGTTAAGCAGCTCACCGCTATTTTTGATTTGGCACAGATCAAAACTGGCAACTTCAAATACGCCGCAGGTGTCGCGCCGGATTATCGGTTTGACAGCAGCGCCGGTGCTTGCGACGCCGCGAGCGACGAGGGTTACAAACGCGGTTTCTATGTCTTGATGTACTCTCCGAAAACTTTGGGTGGCGTGCGCGAATTTTCCAGCAACGCTGGCACCGTGAACGAGGCGATGAACGACTTGTATTCCGCGTTTGAGGCTGCGGCCGAGGCAAAGGCCGGGAAGTGTCCGGTCGTCACATGTGAAGACGTGCAGCCTGTCGAAAACAAACACGGCACGAATTACAGGCCGGTATTTAAAATCGTGAAGTGGGTTGATCGACCCGACGATCTGCCACTTCAAAAGGCTACCGTCGCCACGCAGGGCTCACCCTCCCCCGCGAAGGCGTCGGCAGAGGCTGCGGTCCCGCCTGCGGCTGATGACGACGACGAGTTCTAACTCGCGTCTGGTGCCGCCGGGGTTTGATCACCCTGGCGGCACTTCAACTTTTGAGCATGAGGGTGCTGATGAATACATACAAAAATTTCGCGCCGGCCTTGGTCGAGCTTGGCTACGACACCACGCCGGTGTCGGGTAAGGCTCCGATCCTCAACGGCTGGCAGACCCGCCCCGCCGCCGCGCTTGAGTTTGACCAGCACGCGGAGAAATCGATTGGCGTCCTACTTGGTGGCGTGCACAACCTTATCGCCGTCGACGTCGACGTGATGAACCCGTTCGCCGCGAACTCGATTGAAAAGCTGATCGACGATATCCTTGGATCTGGGCCTCGACGAGTTGGCAAAGCACCGAAATTTTTGATGGTGTTTAAAACCGACCGTCCGATGCGTAAAATTAAGACTGCTGTGTTTGACATTGAGGCTTGCGATGACGACGGCTGCGTCGAGGTTCTTGCGGAAGGCCAGCAGTTTGTGGCCAGCGGCATCCACCCAGACACGTTAAAGAAATACGAGTGGCCCGGCGACAGTCTTTTAGACTTCGCCGCTGCCGATCTACCGACGGTCGCAGTCGACGACGTCGTCAGGTTTATTGAAGCGGCGAACAATGTGCTGGCGCAGTTTGGCACGCCGAAGCGTTCTTCGCGCGGCGGAGGCAGCGTGCCGCCGAGGGGGTTGTCTGCGCTGAATTTGAAGGAGCTGAAGGCCGCTGTTGACGAGATCCAAGAGGCGATGTCGTTCATTCCAAACGAGGACGTCCACTACGACGATTGGGTTCATATGGCGCACGCGATCAAGGGTGCGCTCGGCGAAGCCGGCAGGGATATTTTTTTCAGGTGGTCTGCACGCTCGTCAAAAAATGACGTTGATCAAAACGAACGTGTGTGGCGCAGCATCGGCGACGTAACGCGCGTCGGTGCCGGGTCGATTTTTTACATGGCGGATCGGCACGGTTTTGATCTGAGCGCACACAGAAGGAGCAAGTGTGCGACCGCAGCCACTACGTCAATGACGCAGTTTGACCCCAAAACCGGCGAGATAATTGATGATGACGATGACCAAGAGCCTTTTAAAATCGGCAGGATGGTCGGTTTTAATCCGCGCTCGATTAAGCCGCGTCGGTGGATTATCGACGGACGATATATCCGAGGTAAGGTGACGCTTACGATAGCGCCTCCTGGGGTTGGTAAGTCGACGCTTACAATGATGGAGGCGCTCGCTGTTGCGGCTGGTCAAGATTTTGCTGGCCGGGAAACAAAAATCCGTGGGCGGGTTTGGATTTACAACAACGAGGACGACGAGGAGGAGTTGCACCGCCGTCTGGTCGCCGCCGCCAAATCCATGCGGATAAATTTAGCCGACATTGAGGACAGGCTGTTTGTGAACTCGGGTGAGACGCAGCCACTGCTGATTGCTCGCGAGGGCGACAGGCCCAGCGAGACGATCATCACAGACCACGTCGACCACTGCGTTCGTCATATTCGCGAAAATAAAATCGATTTGATTTTAGTCGACCCGTTGGTTGAGACGCACACTGTCAGTGAAAACGCGAACGACGCGATGAACCGTGTCGCCCGTGCGTTCCGTCAAATCGCTCAGTTTGGCGATTGCGCAGTGTCTTTGGTTCATCACAGTAGGAAGGTCGCCAGCGGCGACACGAGTTCGTACGCCGGTAACGCCGACACCAGTCGTGGTGCCAGCTCGATTGTGGGCGTGGCTCGCGTGGCGCAGACCATCTACCCGATGACGCGGCGCGACGCCGACAAGTACAACATCGACGACCAGAACGTAAATCGATACGTTCGGCTTGACGACGCGAAGGCCAACCTATCGCTTGTCAGCGCGGAGGCAACGTGGTTCGAGCGTCAGGCTGAGTTCGTACCGCACGGCGCGCTGGGCTTGTCAGGGGACTGGGTTGGCGTGCTGAAGCACGTTGACCTCAAGCCCGACGAGGAGGCCGAGACGGAGCGCAGAGAGGGCTACAGCGCCCTTCTCAGGGCCGCGTGGCAGCACGTCGATGAATTTGATGAGACGACGGTCTACACGGTTGCTAGACGCTTGGCGTGGAGCGACGCCGGCGAGTTCCATAAGTATCGGGTCGAGCGAGCAGATGCTAAGACGGTGTCGAACACACTTCAGCGGATGCTGAAGAACGCGGCGGAGGCCGAGGTGCAATGGGCGTCGGAGGGCGTGTTTTGTACTGTTGCTATATCTCCGGATGGCAAGAAATTGTGCCGGAAAAAGAGAGGTGTGTGATGGTTTTGAATGTTACTGATCCACTGATCCAAATGGTGTGTTTTTCAGTGGATCAGCCCGGGTTTCTGCGGTTTTTTGCAACTGATCCACGGCGCCTTGTATCAGTGCGTGGATCAGGTTAAAAAAATCGTTTAAAATCAACACTGATCCACTGATCCAACTGATCCACCCGTAGGGGGACGATTTTTTGGATCAGTCCCCCACGGGGACTTCGTCCCCCCAAAATAAATTGGCAAATAAATTGGCAGCTTGCCAGATTAAATTGGCAGCTTGCCAGATTAGAGGAGAGCGAGATGGCGGCCAGAAAAATGAAGGCAGATCGGATCACAAACCCCGACCCGATTGGCGACGCAACGTACGAGGCGATCTATGCAGCGATCAGGCCGCTTGATCGGGTGGCGCACGAGATGGAGACTAAGTGGGGGGTCGAGCGATTACTGTCGTTAATCAGCCCTGAGACGGCGGCTAAATTCGGAAGCGCGAAGGCTAAGCTGGACTGGGCGATTGACGCAGCCGATCCAGACATGGTTGCGAAGAGAGCCAGCACGATGATCCGGGGATGGCAGGCAATGGACGCGGAGGCGACGGCCGCCGGCAAAAAGCCAATTGCGGAAGAGCTTGAGGTGTGGGTCGGCGAAGACGACGACGGGAACCTGTTCAGCGTTGTGCGCACCGCGCCAGAGGCCACGCACCTTGCCAGAACGGTCGGTGGAAAAATTTATTACCTTGAAGAGATTATCAGGCTGCTGAATTTTTTTGAAAAAAAGACACCGGTTGTGGCGGAAATTAAAAAGCACTTTCCGGACGCGTCTTTGGTTGGGGTTAGCGAAAGAAACGAATTGAACGATGACATACCATTTTAACACAGTGGACTTGTAAAATGTTTTGGAGTATGTTTTGCGGATGAAATTTTACATCTACGCCTTGATTGACCCGCGCGACCTCAAGCCTTTTTACGTTGGAAAAGGCACATCGGCGCGCCGTTTTAATCACATGAAAAATATACCCAACAGCACCGTGGGGCCGAAGGGCCAAAGAATTGCAGAAATTGTTGAAGCCGGATTGACCGTGCAGCCGGCCGTTTTGAGCTGGCACCAGACTGAAGAAGAGGCCTACGAGGCTGAGAAAAAAAAGATTGCTGAGATCGGGTTGGAAAATTTGACAAACAAAGCCATTGGCGGCAATGGCGACAGGAAAATACATCAGGTTAAGTTGACTTCAAAACAGGAGCAGTTTGCGCGACTTGTGGCCGCCGGCGAAAGCCAAAGCGACGCTTACCGCGCGACGTATAATTGCCGAAACACCTTGGACAAAACAATTCACGAGTCGGCTAGCAGGGCTGCGGCCGATCCCAAGATAGCCGCAAGGATCAAGGAGCTGCGGGCGCCTGCTGTGCGTAAAATTGAGCTGACGGTTGAGAAATTACTGGAGCGGCTTAACGACGCGCTTGAGTTGGCCGAGCAAACCGATCAGCCGAGCGCCATGGTCGCGGCGATGCGGGAGATGGGCAAGCTGGCCGACCTGTACCCGGCCGAAAAGCGCGAGAACCGGAATTTTGACATGACGCAGCTCGCCGACCGGATCCAGCAGGGGCGGGACAGACTGCGCGTGATCAATGGAGGGCAGAGCGATGCCGGTTAAAAAGGTTGATGGCGGCTACCGGTGGGGCGAGGCCGGTAAGCTGTACACTGGGGCGATGGCGGCGCAGAAGGCCGCCAAGCAGGGCCGCGCGATTAAGGCGTCGCAGGCGAAACGCAAACCCAAAAAATAGGAGAGATCGATGCCGATGCACTACAATCAAAAAATGGAAAAAAGCGAAGAGCCCAAGAAAAGCAAAAAGAAGGCCTCTGTGAAAATTAAAAAGAAGGCTAAAAAATAATGGCAAAGGGGCTGTACGCAAACATCCACGCCAAGCGAGCACGCATCAAGGCCGGCAGCGGCGAAAAGATGCGCAAGCCCGGCGAAAAGGGCGCGCCGACGGCGATGTCGTTTCGCGTGTCCAAGAAGACCGCGAAGAAAAAGTAATGGCCAAGCCGGCTAAGGGTAAGGCTCGCGTCAAGATCACGGCGAGCGGCAAGAAGGTAAGCTACGGGCAAGCCGGCAAAGCCAAGGGCGGCGGGCCTCGGGTCAAGCCGGGCACGTCGAAGGGCGACGCCTACTGCGC